TAAGTAAGGAGCCGACATGCCCTCGTTGCAAGCTTATCAATTCCGCATGCCGGCTGGTTTCGCCGGTGACCTCCAGCGCGCTGAAGTCGCGACGATCGAGACTCAACTGATCGACTCGGCAACTCCGCCGACCGTGTTTGGCGTGGCCGTCAAGTACGTATCGGGCAAGGTTCAGCCGATCAATCTGTCAGGCGATACCGCGGCCCTCGTCCAGGGCGTCAACCTGCGTCCGTACCCGATCCAGGGCAACGGCACCGACCCCCTCGGCACGTCGACTCCGCCCACCTCCGGCGTGACGGACGTCCTGAAGCGTGGCTATGTGATGGTCTCGCTGGGTGGCGTCGCCGCTGCGACCAAGGGCGGCACGGTGTACGTGCGTGTCGCCACGCCGTCCGCAGGAAAGCCGCTCGGTGGCTTCGAAGCCGCTTCGGACACGACCAACACGATCGCCATGCCGTCGAACTGGTACTTCACTGGCCCCGCAGATGCTTACGGCATTTGCGAGATCGGCGTGAATATCTAGGCGGCTTTCTTTCTGCTGCTGACCTTGCCGCGAGACCATCCTTCGGGAATATCGGCGTCAGTTTTTATGTACCGATCATTTACCCCGTTGGTGATCCACATGCCGCCCTTGCGGCTCGCCGCGATCTTTGCGTTTCGCACAGGGTCAGCGTTTGCCTGCCTAACGCCGGCCAAGTGACGAGCCTTGAAATCAGGATCGGAGTGGTTCTTCTTCATCATCTCCGACTTCCATTGCCAAGCTTCTGGAGTGGAGTTGAAGCGTCGATTGCCTTCAAGGAATTTCTCTCTGATTTCAGGGGTGAATTCAGGGCGACGACGCTTTCTGAATTTCTCTTTCGTTTCCGGCCTGGCGTGAGCGATGCGTATTGCTTCGGATCGCTTCCGCGTGTTTTCGGGATCGGCAAGTATTTGCTTCATCTTGGCGACGTATTCCGGGGTGTTGTGTGATGCCCGCACAGAACGGCAAAACGCCTCGCCTCGTTTCCCAGCCTTGCTGCTGTTAGCGATGACGTTGAATCCGTTGACGATGCTGTCATGCGCGGAAATCAACTCCGTTTCGATCCTTGTTAGTCCATCGGCGGAATTGTCGAGGGTGTAGAGCAATGGCATTGCCAGGAAGTTATCCGCTCCATGCTCGTAAATCGCCTTTCCGACTTTGGACTTTGATCCTTGCGGTCGGCCATGCTCGCGAATCCGCTTCTCAAGATTGCCGCTAATACCGATGTAGACCCTGCCCGTCTCAATATGCGTGAGCATATAAATGCCAGCGCGCTTGGTCGGGATGTTGTCGCAATGGACAGTAAAGCCATACCAGTTCTTTGTTTGCATATGGATGTGGTGTGTGATCCTAAACAAATCATACAACATCTAACCTAACGTTTTGAATCTCCTAACCCCGCTTTTGCGGGTTTTTTTACGCCTACACAAAGGTGGGATATGAGTAAGTACAGCAAGTCTCTTTTGGCTAGCGCTGCAGCAATTGCAATGGCTTCGCCCCGCACGGTTCGTCACTTCACGACCGACGGCATGATGACCTACGATCAGATGACGATCGACTCGACTGGCGCGTTCCTCGTCGGGCAGCTCGAACGTCTGGACCAAACGCTCAACGAGCCGCTGGTCGAATTCACCTGGTCGCGTGACGTCGACATTCGCACCGATGTGTCGCCGGCTGACGAGATCGCGTCGTTCACGAATTCGGCATTCGCGATGGCTGGCGGCATGACGCCGGGCGGCCTGAACTGGATCTCGAACGAAGGCAACGCGCTTGCTGGTCCGTCGCTGGACATCGGCAAGACCGGCCAGGCAATGCGCCTGTGGGGTGCTGAGGTCAAGTACACCGTTCCCGAACTGGTGAAGGCGCAAGCACTGGGCACGCCGGTCGATGCGCAGAAGGTTGAGGGCATGAACCTCAAGCGCAACATGGACCTCGATCAACTGATCTATTTCGGTGACTCGACGCTGGGCTTCGGCGGCCTCGTGAACTCGAATTCGCTGGTCGGCAGCTTCCAGAACGTTGCGAATGGCGCAAGCACGACGCCGCAATGGACGACCAAGACGCCCGCTGAAATCCTGAAGGACGTCAACGAAATCCTGACGAGCGCGTGGCAGGCGTCGGGCTGGAAGGTCATGCCGAATCGCCTTCTGCTGCCGCCGGCGCAATACGGCTACATCGCGGCTCAGTTGGTCAGCACCGCGGGCAACCAGTCGATCCTGACGTACCTGCTGGAGAACAACATCAGCACGAAGTCGGGCACGAAGCTGGAAATCCTGCCGCTGAAGTGGCTGATTGGCGCGGGCGTCGGCGGTACGCCGGGCACGCTCGGCACGGTCGACCGCATGGTCGCCTACGCGAAGGACAAGAAGTATGTCCAGTACCCGATGACGGAACTCCAGCGCACGCCGCTCGAGTACCGCTCGCTCTTTCAAATCACGACTTACTGGTCGCGATTCGGTCAGATCGAGTTTCGCTACGGTGTGACGGCCGCCTACCGCGACGCGATCTAAGCGAGAGCCGGGAGTTGTTACCAGTTGACTTCTCCCGGCTGATTACCGGAGCATAATATGACCCGCATCGCCAATCAGGATTTCACCCTGACCCGCGACGACTGCCGGCCGCTACCTTTCGTGGCTGGGCAGGAAATCCCCGCCGAGTACGAAAGTCACTGGTGGGTTCTGTTGCACACAGACGAAGCGCCCGTCGCCGCGGTAGAACCTGACGAGAAGCGCAAACCCGGACGACCAGCTAAATCATGACCGTTACTGCCGCCCAACTGCGCAGCGATTTCCCTGAATTCGCCAACACGGCGACCTACCCGGATTCGCTCGTGAACATGTGGTTGACCGTTGCAAATTCGCTGGTCAACCCTAATCGTTGGGTTGAGTTGACGAATCTTGGTCTCGAACTCGTCACGTGTCATCACCTGGCGATGTCGGCGCGGGACCAGTTGGCCGCAGCAGTCGGCGGTGCACCGGGCGAAGTGAAAGGCCCGACAGCATCGAAGTCCGTCGATAAGGTGTCTGTCTCGTACGATACCTCAGCAGTCACGCTGACCGACGCGGGCTTCTGGAATGCCACATCGTACGGAACCCGATTTCTCGGCCTCGCCCGGATGATGGGTGCCGGCGGATTACAGATAAGTTGCTGATATGACCGTCAAGATCACGATCGACAAACTGGGCGACGTGATCAAGGCGATCAGTCAACTGTCGAACAAGGATGTGCTCGTCGGCATCCCTGACAGCGCGCCGGAGAGAACCGATACACCGATCACGAACGCGCAGATCGGCTATGTGATGGAAACCGGCTCCCCTGCCAACAACATCCCTGCCCGTCCGTTTCTCGTTCCTGGTATCGCCGACGTCCAGGCAGAAATCGCCGCGCGTCTCCGAAAGGGGGCTCTATCTGCACTATCTGGCTCTGCCGCGGGCGCTGAGACTGCGCTCAAAGCTGCCGGCATGGTTGGCCAGAACGCCGTCAAGAAGAAGATCAACGACGGCCCGTTTTCTCCACTCTCGCCGCGCACCATTGCCCAGCGCAACCGGAGCCGACAGACGAAATCAATGCGCAAGGCGGAGAAGGACTATGCGGCGCATCTGGCCGCTGGCAAGACCGAACAGGAAGCTCAAGATCTGGCCGGCATCAAGCCTTTGATTAATACGGGATCACTGCGCAACAGCATCACCTACGTAGTTCGCAAGAAATAAAGGCCGCGCATGCCACTCCTCGACGTATCTGACGTCCTGCTCGATCCACTCTTCATGGACCTGACGCTTTCCGTCACCCGCAACGCGCAGACGGTAGGCAATGATGGCATCGCGGTTATATCGCCGACGACGACCGGCTTCTATGGCGTCGTGACCAGCATGAATGGATCCGTACTGACGCGAGTCGCAGAAGGCGAACGCATCAGCGACACGATCACGATTCACACGCAGTTCAAGCTGATAGATGGGCAATCTGGCTATGACGCCGATGTCGTCAACTGGCAGGGACTGCAATGGACTGTGACAAACGTCAACGACTACAGCACCTACGGTCGCGGCTTCGTGGCGGCTACCTGCACTCTCAAGCAACTCTCAGGCTAAAACATGGCAGGCAACGATTCCAGCACTGGCGGATATTTATCGCCAGCCGTGTCGTCGCCGCCGCTTGAGGA